TTCCCGGGAATCGGTCAAACGTCAGCAGCCACTGCTGGCGCACCAGCGAACGGCGCAAGTACACTTCTGCCGCCGTGCGCGCAGCCGTAATCAACGCAGTCAGAACTAAGTCCTGATCAGTCGACGAAATGCGCAGCTGGTCTTTCACTTGCATCAACGTCAGCGGTTCATAAGCTGGCGTTGTCAGCTGCTGAAGATTGAACAGTCCCATGGCTTATTGAATTGCGCGCACGTTCTTTTTCTTTGGCGCTTCAAGGGTTGCGGTTTCATCACCCGCCAGCGCAGCGGTCTCGCGCGATGCTTCGATGCGTCGCGCCACGCCGGATTTTTCCCATGCTTCGGCCAAATCTTCGCGCACCATCACACGATCATTCGGCGCAAGTCCGAAGCCGGATTGCGGCGTGCTGGTTCCGACACGCGTGTCGTGACCGCCCGCGATGGATGTCAGTATCAGCATTAAAACCATTTTGCGATTACTCCTTTGTTGGAAGATTTCCGGGAACGGCGTGCCTAAGAATTTGCCGTTCCCGGGAACTCGGTTTCATACGACGCGGACTTCGTCTTATGTCGCCGAATTCTGGTAGTACTTGCAAGCGTTCGTGTTTATCCAGCGGCTATCGGCACGCATGAACGCCAAAAATCCCACTTGCCCATATTCGGCATAGCGCTCAGTCAGCCGCAGCAACGTCATTTCCAGAACGTCACGCACGATGAAGCGATTGAACGCGCCGAACAAGATGGAAATGTTGCCCACTGCTGGCGACCCCGGTCCCATGTCAGCCATCGATTGATTGATGTTGTATGGATAGCCCAGAATCGTGTCTTCCGCGATGTTCGACGCGAAGCCAGCAGTTGACCACGGTTGCCACAACGGACGCCCTTGCGAATCGACAATCTTCTTGATGCCTTTCAGCGTGTTATCGCTGAACATCCAAGAACCATCGACGCGATACAGCGGGTCAACCGAATGCAGCAAGTCAAGCAGCTGGTTGTAAGTGACGGTAGTCGACGAACCAGTCGTGCCTTGTGCTCCGGTAATGCCAATCGTGCAGCCTTGCGGCTGTGCCGTCCCGGTTCCGGTCGTCATGTAATCGGAAGTGATACGTCCAAGCCGGTCGCCCAGCAAGTCGCGAAGAATGGTGTTGATGTCGAAGAACGAATCCTGCAGCAGTTCCATCGATACCAGCACGATTTTCGAACTGAACTTATAGGCGTGAAGAATCACTTGCCCGAAGGCAACATCCAGCGAAGTAGCTGGCGTATTTTCTGCCAGCAATTCGCCTTTGTTCAGGGTATCGTCGACAGTCGGCCATGGGATGTCGTTGCCTGTCGGCGTCGGAAATGCCCGCGCAGCTTTGCGAATTCCGCCGAACAGCTTCAGATACTTCTGCAGTTCTTCGCTGAAACCTTGCGGAATCATGTAACCGCCAGCCGAACCGCTGGTCGACAGTGCACGCACTTCGACAGGCAGTTCGCTGCTGGAAACGAATGATCGACGCGTGTTCATAATCGACCGCTGGTCCGGCGTCATGCCTTCCACGCCATAGCGCAGCCACGCTTCCCAAGCGCGCATTTCTTTGGCTTTGCGCACTTCGGAAGTTTCGATGATGGCACGCGCTTCCGCCGACACTGGCGCGGCAGACGTATCCAGCGCGCGTTCTTCCGCTTCCAGCTTCTGCCGCTTCTGGATGGTCGACTTCAATCGGTCCGCGTCGCTGTCCATTTCGTTCCACTTGGCATCTTCTTCGGCTGTCATTTCGCGCTTGCTGGCATCAGCCAGCGCGACAAGTGCGCGCATGTCAGCGATTAGCTTTGCACGCTGTTCGACAAGTTCTCTGGTAGTCATTTTGGGAATTCCTTTGATTGTGAATTTGCGGACAGCTGCGCAAGTTCGTCGCTTGACAAACTTCGAAGCGTCGCGCTGTCCGGCTTGGACAGCGCGCTTTGTTACTGAACTCTTTTTTTAGTCGCGTTCCAGTTCTGCCATGCGTTCGATGCGTTCCAGCATGGTGCGCTTGGAATGCCGTTCGGTTTCGGCTTCAGCTTCCATCGGTTCGGCGACTTCTTCCTTGACTTCGGCGATGGCGTCTTCTAGGTCCGCAATCAGCGAATCGGCTTGTTCCAGAAACACCCCGAACTGCGCGTTCGTGTATTCCTTGGTTTCGTCGTTGTCGCCGCCTTCCCAGAAGTTCCAAAGGCAAGTGCTCAGCGTGGCGGCAACCAGTTCGCAGCCACGCCGGGCAGTCACCAGACAGTCAACCAGCAATTCATCGTCGTCGCCGTCGTCGTCGATGTTCATGTCGCGCAGAATGGCGCGCGCATCTGCCGCTGTTTCTGCCTTGTACAATGCAGCGCTGTTCTGTTCGCTGACTTTGATGCCAAACTTTTTCGCTGCCGCCAGAATCTTTCTGTAGGCGGACTTCTTCTGCCCTTCGCTTAGTCCCTTGACTTGATTGAAGCGCGCCAGCGCGTTGCGCACATGGCTGGCATCATGAATCGGCAGCTTCCAAGTGCTTGTGTCGTTCTTGTCGCCAACGAAGGCGAACTGTGATGCGCTCAAATCCTTTCCGGCAACGCGCTTGGTTTTAGCTTGCCGCTTTTCTGCCGCTGGCGCAGCAGCCCGGTCGCCGCCCACGCGCCCGACACTCATTTCGTCTTCTTCTTCCTTGCCGCCGCCGCCTTTCTTCTTATCTTCGCGCGGCGTTCCCATGGTGTTTTGACTGCCTTCACAGTTCGCGTCCGTGCAGTCTGGGTCGCTGCAGTCTTCGCAGCGCCCGTCTTCGCATTCCATGCAATCGCATTCACAGTCTTCGTTTCGCTTTTCCAGCTTCTTGCGCAGCGCGTGCGGCAAACCGTCCGGCCACAACGAACGGATGAAGACGCCGGATTCTTCATAAGCCGGAAACGCCACAACGCTGACATCCAGCAGCTGCACATCCCGCAGTTCACGAATCTTTTCGCCATCGTCGCCACGCATCCACGCATCTTCGTTGCAGCGAAATCCGAAAGACATCTGGTCCAAGTCGCCGCGCCTAATCGATTCCACAACATCGCGACCGACAGAAGTGTCGGGCGGGTCGATTTCGCAGCGCAGTCCGTGTTCGTCTTCTTCCAGCCGCAGCGTGCCAGCTTTTGTGCGCCCGATAATGTTGGCTGGCTGGTGATCAACCAGCGCCCGCACATCGTCATTCTGAATGGCGTTGCGAAACGTCCCGGGCGCGATGCGTTCGCGAAATCCCTGCAGCGGCTTGGATAGCGTATTGAAAACCGCAGCGTAGCCGACAATCTTTGGCTTTCCAGCCTTGTCGCGCAATTCCATGCGTTCCCCAGCAAACCGAACTTCGCGCTTCTTCATCGCGTTGCCTCCTGCGGCTGTAATGCCGAACATGCCAGATCGAATTCTTTGTCGACAATCTGCTGCGTGGTCATCGTGTCCCATTCATCACACCGCAAATACAGGTCTGCAGCGTAAGCGCGCGCAGCGACTTCAGCGTCGTCGCGCCCCATCATCTTTCCCATCAGTTCCAGCACGCGCATGAAGGCTTGGCTGACCGACTTCTGCAGCTGCGCGCTGCGGTCGTATTTCACCGAACGCCGCACCGCATCTTCAAACAGCCCGCGCGCATATTCGCGAACCTTGTCTGGTCCCATGGTCAGCTGCGGCGGCGTCGCTTCAGGCGGCAGCTGGCGCAATGCCGGGTCCGTGACCACGTCTTCGCCTTCTGCGGACTGCTTGCCAGCTTCATCGCCCTTGTCCGTGTCCGGCTTGCCTGCTTGCGCTGCCAGCTGGTCTTCAATCGAATCAGCCGGAACCATGTTCAGCGGCGTCAGATAGATGTCGCCTTCCGGTCCGATGACGTTCATGTTCTCGCTGCGGCGGATGTCGTTCGCCGACAGCCAGCCCCACTGGCGCCCTTTGGAATATCCATCCATGCGCGTGCCGAAATCGCCGCGCAGCAAGCCGTCTTCATCGTGCTCGAAAAAGTATTGACTGCTGGGAAACAGTTTGGCGTTCAATTCTTCTTCCCAGCGCACGAACCATGGGCGCAGACACGACTTCACATAATCAAGTGACTGGTGTTCGATGTTGCTGAATGTAGCTTTTTCCAGAATGCCGATGATGTGCGGCGGGATGCGAAACAAGCGCGCAATGTCGTCCGCATTCAGCTTGCATGTTTCCACATACTGCGCTGCATCGTTCGCAATCGTCATCGGCTTGAATGACATGCCTTCTTCCAAGATGGCGATTTTGTTCGCGTTTCTGGGTCCGGTGAAGATGGAGTGCCATGATTGACGTATCCGCTCCTGTGCTTCTGGTGTC